ACCATTGGGTAACATGATATTAAACAACAACGCACGCCCTGATATGCTCGTAATACCAAAAGCAACACAATCCTTTTCACCTTTCTTAGACATGTCCATGTCGTATAAATACTCGGTCCTAACCTTGCAGTAAATGGGTGGAATGTTTGCGTTAAGATATGCCATATTTTACTTCTCCAACTTGTAAATATTATCATCCAAATATATCTCCCCAGGTTTTCCCTGACTCATAATCTACTTTATTTGGAACAGATAGTGTAACAGCATTTTCCATTATCTCAATAATCTTTTTTGCTTGTTCTTCTGATTCAACAGAAATATCTAATTCATCATGAATTTGAATATGAGGAATAATACCTTCTTGATATAAATCTAACATCGCTTTTTTAGTCATATCAGCAGCGGAACCTTGTATAAGTTTATTTAAAGCTTTGTAAGTAAATGCTCTTTTAATTCTTCCTCTTCCATAAGTTCTTTCAGCTTCCTCTAAAGTCATAGGAGTATGCATACCAAAAGTATTAGGTTCCCATTTATTAAATCTACACTTTCGTCCTAACAAAGTACCAATAGAACCTGATGTTTGAGCATGAGCTGATGTACGATTCATCAGCTCACGAACGAAAGGAACATTATTATGGTATTGATTAAACAAATTTTCAGCTTCAGCTTTAGTTGATAAACCAAGTTCAGCTTGAAGTTTTGCTTTACCCATTCCATAAAATAAACCCAAGTTAATTGTTTTAGCTTGAGATCTTGAAATTCCAGCCATATCAGCAACGGTTTGGTGAAAGTCTACTGAGTCATTTTTAAATTCTTTTACAATTCGATCTACGGATGGATCAAAACAAATAGGCTCCGTTGTTGCTGCATAATGTACAACGAGTCTTGGTTCTTGTTGTGAGTAATCAAAACAACCCCAAGTATGGTCTTTTTCTGGAATAAATAATCCCCTAATCATAGGACCTAGATCTTTATTTCTAGCTGGAATTTGCTGAAGATTTGGATTTGAATAACTAAATCTTCCTGTAACCGTTCCTCCTTGATCTGATTTAATAGGATTAATATCAGCATGTATTCTTCCTCGATGTGAAAATTTTAAAATAGTATCAATAAATGTAGTGTGAGCCTTGTTTATTTCTCTAGCTTTTGCTATTTTATTAACCAAAGGATGATGATGTTCTTGCAAAAAATTTTTAGTAAAGGAAGGCGCTTGTGATTTCGCAGTTCTTGAATAAGGTAAAGAAAGTTTATCAAATACCTTTGCAATACTTCTTGCTGCCCATATTTCAGTTTCTATTCCTGTTTCTTTTTTTACTTCTAGCAATAACGCTTCTTCTTGTGAAACTAATTGTTGTTTCAATTTATGAGCTTTTTCAACGTCCACACGAACGCCTTTAAATTTCATATCGACTAAACAAGGAAACAAATTTGTTTCTAGATCAAATATATTTTCTAAACTTTGTTTTTTAATTTCACGAGATAAAACTCTAAACAATTCTAAAGTAAGTTCAGCATCTTTCTCTGCATATCCCCCAACATCCATAGCTGGAAGTTTATACATTTCAGATTTAGCATCTACGCCAGCTGCTTCTGCTGCAGCTTTTAAACCTTTTTCATCTTTAACTTCACCAAGATAATCATAAGCAACACTATTTAATGAATACCATAATCGATTTTCATCAATTAAAGATGTCATTAACATGGTATCTACAATGTGTCCGTTAATTTTTATTCCATAACTTTTTAACCAACACACATCATACATTGCATTGTGAAATATTTTTGTATTCTCTGCTTTACAAACTTCTGTAACCCACTTTAAAACTTTTGTTTTATCTAAATTACCTTCACGATGTCCTATTGGATAATAACCTGACCAACCCTCTACGGCTACAGCAACGCCAATAATTTCTCCGCGTCCAACAACAGCGCCCGATCCTCTTGATTTTAAATCTGGATCTCTTGTTTCTAAGTCAATGGCCACATAAGGATAACCAGATAAATCTGGAAAATTTTCAGGACATATCCATTCCGTCGCTGCGTTAAACATATAGACTCCAAAAAGCTACTAAACACATACAAGTTAAAAAACCTAAATCATATAAAGCTTTTTTATACATTGTTTCGTCCTTTCATTCTTTCAATTTCTAATTCACAATAGTGAATAATTTTTTCTAAATCTTGTACACCATTCTTTTTTTGATAACGTACAACGTACTTAATTACATTTCCCTGAAAAAAATTCAAGTCATTGGCCATAATAAAATGGTAAGGTTGTATTTTTAGTTTATAATGTTCACCTCCAATTTGATTCATTGATGGAAACACACGATCAAAATCATTTTTAGTTGTCATATATCTTCTCCTATGTAGTATTGATATTCTGAACCTTGATTCATAATATACAGTTTGTTTTTAGCTCTTGTGATTCCCACAAAGAACAATCTGTGTTCTGTGTCTTTATTTACTTGAGCCGCATCGTAAATAATTCTTTCTAAATCGGTAAATAAAATAACATTGTCACATTCTTCACCTTTAACTGAATGTATAGTTGATACTTTGATTCTTGCTTTTTTACTTAGATCCTCGCCGCTCGCTACGAGTTCCTGGATATATTGTTTTTGTATCTCATCCATTTTTAATACCGTCCAATCTCCAGATACATTGAGACCATGATTCATTCTTAATTCGTCCATGTCTATTGTGTCTACGTTGTCAAAAGATTGGCTTTTAAATCCATGTTTAACTTCTGCTTTTGTTAAATGTTCATAGAGTAAAGCCGCTTCCTCCCCGGATATACTCGCACCTTTATTCAAACGGTCCCAAATATTAATAGCTTCTAATAGTTCAGCAGGTAATAAGTCATTGATTTTACAGTCAAATCTGTAACCTGTTGTATGTAAATGCTCAACAATGGGTTTCATTTGTTCGTTGGTCCTTGTTAAAATCATCCAGTTACCTTTACTAAAATCTATGTCTGTAATATCTAAATGATCAATAATTTCTCCTTCAGCATCCCTAGGATTCCATTGTTTTTGTAATCTCTCATCAATGTTCATCAATACCGATATAGCTAATTGATGAATGGATCTTGGAACTCTTCTTGATTGAACTTGTGCATCAATAACACCTTTTAAATTGATAAACTCACTAGGACTTGCACCTTGAAACGAATAAATCGCTTGATCGTCGTCCCCTGCAATGTATGATCTTTTACACAGGGATTCGATGTAAAAAAACATTTTCCATTGCAGAGGATTCAGATCTTGTGCTTCATCAAGAAAGACTGCATCGAGGGATGGACACATATCTTTCTCAACAAACTTGGTTAACATATCTGAAAACTCAAACATGTTATAATCTCTTTTATAATCATTTAAATCTTGCTCAATTTGCAACAACAAATCATCACTAATAACGGTATCTAGTTCTAGTTCATAAGCAGCTTCCATAACATCTATTTGTTTTGCACGCGCATATTCTATAATTTTCATATATGAATTTTTGTATTCTCTATATCCTGATTCAGATTGATAATTTTCAAATGACATATCATCACAGACTCTTGAGTAATTTTTAAATGCATTCCAGTTTTTACCTTGAAGAAGTTGTGTATTTGTATCTATACCTAAAGCACGTTTACCCATTGCATGCATGGTTGAAATATATTCAAATTCAAATTGTGGATACTCATCTTGAATTCTTTTTCTTGCTTCTTTTGCTGCAGCATTACTAAATGAGATATAAGCAATTTTCTTCGGATCGGTTTTAAGATCTAATAATTCATATTTTAAATGCTTGTGAATTAACGTATGTGTTTTTCCTGTTCCAGGTGGTCCAGGTATGATTGTTCTCATTTCTCAAATTCTGCTTTCTTTTTTACATTTTTTCTAATAATGGTTTCTTCTAATGTGGAACTTAGTTTCAAATAATTTAGATAATACAAGTAAAAGAGCTGTTCGAGGTCTTCCGTTATTTACTCTAACTAAAGCAGGGGAAGAGCCTATTTCTGGTGGAGGTTTGTTTAATTCCTCACCAACCATTTCGGACACAGAAGAAGTTATTGAACAGCCTGAATTGATTAAAGACAGTGAAGGGTTCTTATATGTTTATTCTGAGTCTTTAGATTTTTCTGATGGGTATACTAAACAAACAAGCCGACCTGTTACAGAACTAGACCATTTCTTCCAATCAAATGTCGAAAGTTATATCTATACTACAGCTTCTTTAACTGAAACCCCTTTTAGCAGCTTTGAAGAATCCATTTATAACACTGACATTGAGATAGACAATTCTAGAGCAGTTTTAACTATTTATTTAGCTTATCCGTTTACTGAGGTA